CGTTGCGCTGGCGCTGGGTCCACTCACCCGGGATCTCCGTGATCAGGATCTTGGTGTTTTTGTCCATGGATTATCTCCAGTCAGGCGCCGCCCTCCGTGACCGGTGGTGGCAATTTGGTTTTTTTTGGTGTTTGATGCTTGAATCAGATCTTTTTGACAGGATTGGTTAAAAAATGGACAAAATTCTTCTCACAGCGTTCTTAACTGCGCTTGCTGGGTTTGTTACTGCAGCTTTGAGCATTGTTAAACTAGTTAACGAGAAAGAAAGCAAAACTACTGAGTTTCGACAATCGTGGACAGACTCGGCACGTAAAGCATTGGCAGATTTAATCGCTAAAATCAACTCGCAAGCAAGCGTCACAACTGACACTTGCCGTCGATTCAAAAGTTTTGAAAAGCTTGGCACTTCAAAGCCTGAGACTGAAGAGGCAAAAGCATTCAAAGCTGATAATGAGATTTTTATGCGCGGCGTTTGGAAGGAAAGCTTGGACGCATCTAGAGTTTTGACGCAGGAAATTTATCATTCTTATGCTACGGTAAAGCTTCACTTCAAACCTTATGATAAAGACTTTGCTATCGTGGAAAATAAGGTCGAGCATTGCATTTTAAAATTAAAAGAAATGCGAACTGAAAGGGATATCGAGAAGGTTTTGGTAATGCGTGAGCAGGTACATGCTGCGGCTGATGAAATATCAGGTGCCGCAAGGCATTTACTAAAAAATGAATGGGAAACGGTCAAGCTCGGTGAGCCTGCCTATAGGAAGACTCAGCAATGGTCAGTCAGAGTCTGTGTAGTTATGTTCTTCGTCTTATTTGTCATTGGTATTCATTCAGTAGTGTCTTATTTAAAAGCGGATCAAGTCACCGAGTTAAATGCTACAGACCATAATTCTTCTACGAAGGTGAAAGATAGAACTCAAGGAGCTACTAGCTATCCAACTTCGAAAGATATTGTTGAACTCCCTGATCATTGAAACCGGCTGAGTGCTGTCCGTTACGGATTTAGCGAGTAGGATGGGTCATTCGTCGCGGTCGTCGTCGGCGTCCATTTGGAGCGATTCGGCAAAGCCTGCCTGTCGTAATTTGCGCGCCACGTTTTCAGACACAGTCAAATCGTGGCGCGGAATTTCGAAGAGGCAGGCGGAATTTTCGGCGCCAAGCGAGTGGGCATGTGCGATCAGCCGCCAGATGGTAGTCCGGTCTTTTGTTTCGCCCAGCTCTGCGGTGAGCGCTGCCAGCCGGTCGCGCATTCCCTGGCGGAAGTAGTGGCGGATGATGTCGGACGGCCCTTTGATCTTCGGCGGCGCCGGTGGCAGATCCTCGGCCCGGCCATTCAGCACCAGCAGTTGCACCGCCTCGCTGACTTCCTCTATCTCATGCCAGCGCATCAACTCGTAGAGCATCTGCCGGGTGCCGTGCGGGACCGTGTGCCGCAATTCCTGCTCGCCCAGTTCCTGCCGTTTCTCGGCAAGCTTGGCTGTGCGCTCCTTCTGTTCGGCTGCCATGGCCTACCTCTTCTATTCCGCTGGCCGGCAGTGCGAGCCAAGTTGGTCGGCGTCTCGCGCTGACCTGTTTATTGATTCGCTTCACGCTGCGACCTTCTGCTGATTCCAGGCGCCGACCGCTTCGAAGATCCGTGCGGCGTGCGCCTCATCGAGCGACATCGCTTCAGGTATGGCAATCCAACCTGAAGCCACCATCTGGCTTTGATTGGCCTCGTCGCGCAGCTTCTTGTAGCAATGCTCTATCACGTCTTCCAGGTGGTCGGAGAGGTAGACTCCATCGGGCGCCACCTCTACCGACTTGCTGTAGCGGTCGCCGCGGGCGTCGATGCAGAGGGCGCTGAGGTAGATCGTCCACCGGTGGGGAATGCCGCAGACGGCCTGGCCTATCTTCCCCGGCGCAATGTTCTTGAGCGATTTGTAGTTGATCATGCCCTGGCGGCCGCTGGGGTCGATGTTCACCACAGCGACGTGGTTGGCAGCCAGCAGCGACCGGCAGGACCGGTCAATGCGGGCTTTGAGGTTGTGAGGTTTACGCTTGCTCATAACGCCTCCGCAAGTTTGCGCAGTGCTTCACGCTCGGTCCGGGTAATGGGCGGCTTGCGACGCTTGAGAATGGTTGCTGGGTCGATGACTTCCGAGCGCTTGGCCGGGTTTGGATTAATCGCCGGGCTATCTCCGATGGTGAGCTTTCCGCCGGCGGCAAGGTGCAGTTGTACCTGGCTGGAAAGCTCCAGCGCTTTATTGCGCCGAAACTCGATGTCTGATTTCAGGTTGCTGATCATGATCAGGCTCCTAAACGATGGGCTTGCGCCCTGGCTTTATCCGCTACCTCGTCAACCATGCGATTCAGCTCCAGGTTGAACTGGACCAGCTCTTTGTGCAGGTTCGCGATGTAGGCTTCGTCGCGGTAAATCGTTTCGATGTAGAGCTGGCACTCTTCATCCTGGCGAGAATCGAACGACAGAAAGTCCCACCACTTACGCCCCGTCACGAACATGCAGCCTTGCACTTGTGGCATGTGTTCCTCGGGCATGCCTTCGAGCCAAGTCCTGACGTGTATCGCTTCGTTGAAAGGGCACTTCGATTCTGTGCCCCCGTCATCGTTGATCAGGCCATCGGGCGAGCATCCAAGCCAGTCGTACTTGGGGTGAACGATGAACTCTGAGGGCAGAACGATGTTGCCGGTCAGCATCTCGTAGGCGTCCTGAGCCTTCTGTTCTTCGGCGTGCCCCCACTTCAAGGATGCGCTGCTGACGTTGTGCTTGGACTTCTTCGCCAGCCGCTCAAAGCAAAGCTCGCGCATGTAGGAGGTGCGGGCACCCATGGGCTCGCGCTTGCCATTTTTGTCAGGCTTTCCCCAGGCCATCACATCCTTGAAGCGGCTGGCTGTCACGCGGCCAGATCGGTCCGCGTGCCACTTCTCTGTTCCCTGAAGCTCAGTTCTCACTACGCAGCCTCCTCTGTGTGCGGCTGGTCGATGCTGGGGCCGGTCATGTCGGTGAAGTCAGCGTCCACGGTCGCTGCCATGCTCTTGAGTGCTTCGTGGCATTCCAGGCCGATTGCTGCGCGCTGCTTCGGCTTGAGAGCCGCCCAGGCTGCCGCGTAGGCTTCGATGTCCTGGCGCTGGGCGACGACCAGCAGGTCCGCGAATACCCCGTCGATTTCCGGCGATGGTGATTTCGGGCCAAACGACACGCCAGCAGCGGCAGCGGTGTTCGCGGCCTGCTTGGTGGGCGTGATATCGATCTCGCCGCCGTACGAATCCTCGAATTCGTCGGGTGTGTAAACGCCCAGGATCACGTCAGGGCAGAAGAGGCGTGCCCATTTTTTGGTAACCAGATACGCGATTTGCTGCTTGGGATCTTCCGCCCAAAGTGTGGAGTTGCGCGTGCGCACTTGGGTCAGTAGAAGCGTCAAGGTGCGCGGCTCGTCCTCGCCGCGGAAGGTTGCCCAAACTTTGATGCCTAGCCCTTTTTCGTCGTCGAAGCTCCAGGCTGGAACGCGGTATTTTTTGGGCTCGCCAGTGTCTTCGTCCGTTTTGGTTTTGCTGGTGACTTCGCGCAACTTGCCGATGACGTTTTCCCAGGGGCCAAACCATTCAAAGTTCAGCCGGCCCTTCACTGGCGCCTTGGCGGTGATCACCGCGTTGACGAGCTGTGCCTCGTAGCTCAGTGCGCCCCCGTTGACGATGAATGTCTTCTGGGCAACGGCGAAGGGGTTCATTTGCCACTGCATTGCTTGAAGCACCACCGCCATGCAGTCGGATTGATTGCCCTTGAGATGCTTCGGGACGGTGGATACTCCCTTCGACATCATCAGTGCGAGGTCGCTCATCGAGCGCATGGTGCCCGGGTCAAGAATGAGTGCGGCCGCGTTGTGCGATGGATCTTGATAGGTCGTGAGGCCGGTTTGTGCTTGGGTGTCTGTGTCGGTCATAGCGCTCTCCGTAGCCAACATGGGGTGTGCTGGCCGTCAGATGGAAAGGGTGGTTAGAAGCTGATGCCGCGCAGCCAAGTGCGAGCAGTGTCGATATCCACGTCAAAGCCCAGGGCCACGACCTCAACAATGTCGTCAGCCGGCGGCGTGGCCGGGTCTGCGATGACGGCCTCAACCGCGGCGGTATGTACAACAGAAGGCGCGATTTCAGCTTTCTCGTCGATCACCGGGGCGGTGACTGGCGCAGGAGCAGCGGCTTGGGCGCGGAGCCGGGCCAACTCTTCCTGGTCGCGCTGATACTGTGCATCGCGCTCGCGCTGTTGGCGCTGTTGCTCTTCCTGCTGCTCACGTTGTTGGCGTTGCTGTGCTTCCATGTCGCGGCGCTGCTGGTCCAGATCGTCCTGCTGCTTCTTCAGGCGCAGACGGTCTTCTTCGGCACGCTGCTTACGCAGTTCCTCGGCTTCAGCGTCGGCAATGCGTTGTTTCTCGCGAAGTTCGTCGAGCTCTTTCTGTTGTGCCAGCAGCTTGGCAGTGGCCTCTTCACGATCAACGGCAGCCTTGTGAAGTGTTTCGAGTTGCTCAATGGCGTTGTCTCGGGCGATGGTGCCTTCGGCTTCAAACTCGCCATATTCCTCGGGCAGGATCACCGACTCTTTGACGCTCTGTAGAACGCTCGCGACATCGGCGGCGCTGCGGCTTGCATAGGCGGCAGCGACAGAGCTGAAGCGGTTGATCTTGGTCCGGATGGCCTCAACGCGTTCTTGCTCCAGGCGTTCTTTTTCGGCCTTGGCGTCGGCAACGCGCTTTTCTTCGGCCTTGATGGCTTCGTCGATGGGCTCCTCAAGCAAAAGGACGCGAGCCTTCAGCGTTTCGCCGAACTCTTTAACCTGGTTGACGCGCGCCTGAGCGTCTTTGACTTTCTGCTGATAAGGCATAAGCGCAGTCTTGGTCGTTTTATCCAGTGCATAGCGTACGTCGCGGATATCGACGCGGACCTCTTTGGCATTTGCCAAACCTTCGCTGGTCGAGCAGTCGACGACCAACTTTGCGTAGGTTGTCTCCAGGCGAACGATCTGTTCTTCGTGCGGCCGATATTCGGCGATATCGGTGACCGCAACCGCGGGGACGACGGAGCTTTTAAGGGTTTCGGTTTCACTCGTTTCGAGTGATTCTTTCGCGAGCGCTTGATTGGTGTTTTTGGACATGACGATCCCTCGCCGCGCCAGGCGCAGCATTGAAAGTTGTGGGGTTGAGTGTTGCCGTCAGGCGGCTGAAACGAGCGATGCGTTGTATTGGGCGTAAATTTTGTCGATGCGCGCCCGGAAGTACCGATGTTCGTTTTCGTCGATAACCCGCAGCATAAAAGCCAGGGTGACGCACGATGTGGCTGCAGCACTGGCGTTGGGCTTTCCGAGGTCAAGGATCATGTTTTCGATCTCGCCCTCGATCCAGCGCACGGCTGTTTTATGGTTTTGCTGGTCAAGGTCCATGCGTCACCTCAATTGGCGGGCAAATCGTCTCCATCTGTTCCATGGCAAGACCGATACGAAGCTTTAGGCTGGCGCGCGCATTGAGGCGACGCGCCTCTTGCTCTGCCAAGTCATCCGCCGTGTATTCGTGGAACAGGTCGACGTGCTGGACCCTCCCAAAGTTTGGCAAGTCCCAGCGCCTGTCGGACTCCCTGGCCTGGGCACTATCCGCGTAGCTTGTCGGCATGGCTGTACTCCAGGCGCCGAGCAAGGGCGCAGGCTTCGTTGTGATCGCGGCGAAACCCTTTCACCTTTCCGGTGGTGGAGTCGACGACATGGAAGAAATCATTCCCTGCCGGGATAACCCGAAAGAGGGGGGAGGTTTTTGGAGTGCTGGAGCCGACCAGGCCGAGGCAAAGGGCCAGGGACATGTTGCGGCGCTGGTTCATTGCGAGCGCTACATCGCAGTAAGCGTGCTGACTTTGGATCATGGTCGCCTCCAGTTAAGGGCAAAGTGGGCAGCGGGCCGTTTTGGGTCTACGCCACCCCTTGCCGCTGGTTACAGTTGAGTGACCGCAAGACAGGTTGCAAAACCAACCTTGTTTGCTGTGGTCGCCAGTGGCTTGTGGCAGGCCGACGACCTTTCGCCGCTTGAGCATGGCGACCTCCAGTGTTTGTGGTTAGGCGGTGAGCGGTTCGGTGAGAAAACCGCGAAGGTTCTCAGCTTCGGAATCCTGTGAATCAAGAAATCGGACGCAGTCAGGCATAACCGTGCCGATGGAGCCGTCCGCATACTCAACCAATGCAACGGTGTAGTTGCCTGGGCCAGACTCGAACTCTTCGTACTCGCCGGCCCATTGGTGGAAGCGGGCCTCTCGAAGGTCCTTGAAGCCGGATTTCTTGTTGCCTTCCCAGATCGGGGCCATGGTCATGACTGGTCGCATTTTCGAAACCTCAATGTTGGTTCACCTGTATTCGTCAACACTCATGCCTCCCGCTGGTTGCCGATGGGCGCGGGGGAGGAGTGCTGACGGGTAGAGGCGGGGAAGGGTGCAGGCGCCCGGCACTTCCCGGGATGTGTCGAGTCTGGCCAGCTATGCCCTCGGACTCGCCTGCGGTGTTCTTCTTCGTTTGGGTTGGGCCTACCTTTCGGCTGATGCGCGGTGACATCGTCGGCCCTGCTTTCCGCTGCCTGTCAGGGTGATGGACGCAGCCTTCAGGCTTGCTACGCCACGCGGGTGAATCGTTGATCTACTTCATGGCTGTATCTCCTACTGTTCGCTCACTGGGAAGGCAGTGGCCACCTATTGAGTCTGCATCGGAGATCGCTCGAATCTGACTGGCGAGTAAACCGTCTTCGCCGCGTTGTTCGTCGCTCTGGCTCGGGTAAAGGTGGCCACCCTGCTATCTCGGGGCAGTCAGTCGAGCGATCTCCGATACAGCCTGCTCCGTCACGCAGGCGGATCGGGCAGTTAACGACAGGCTGTCGTGGCGCTGGTTGTTCAGGCTGCGGCCGGGATCACCACCAATACGGTGTTGACCATCGTTCCGGATTGCTTGAATGAGGCTTCTGGCAGGGTTTCGATACTGCCGCCGCGCTGCTCTACGATCCCGCGAAAGTTCCGGGTCAGAGCGTCATCGCGGAAGGTCACACCGGAAGGCATGATCGCCACCAGTCTGCCGCCGGGCTTGAGGAACTTCAGAGCGTGAACTACGTGGTGGATGTCGCTGCGCTTTTTGTCGAATGGCGGGTTCATCAGCACGCGGTCATAGATCGGTTTCGGCATTACCTGGAGAAAATCACCAGGTTCCGATACGCCTGATAACGGCAGTTTGAGCTCGATCAGTGCCTTGTGGTTGTCGGGCAGCAGTTCGTGCATGTCGACCATGACGCCTACCGCTGCAGAGTTGGCAGCCACCGCCAGAGCCCCGCGGCCTGCGCTTGGCTCCAGAACCATCATGCCGTCGCCAATCTTGGCGAGATCCGCTGCCTGCTTTGCAACATGTGCCGGAGTAGGGAAGAAACCAAAGTCCTGTGGCACAGTGACCTCACCGGTCATCAGGATATTTTCGATTGCATCGGCCGCATCACCAGTAAACAGGTGGGCTTTTGCTTTGGTGTTCCACTTGCCGCCGGCAGCCTTCAGCGTTTTGTCGAGCCGCTGATACAGGCTCTTGTCGAGCTGTCCGCCTGTGATGAACAGCTTGTTGTCTTCGGTGCGCGAGGCGCTGAGCAGCGCCATCACTTCGTTATCGACTTTCATGTGTGACTCCCGGTTGTTTTCCCGATGCACCCGTCGCCAGGTGCATAAGTGAAAAATTCCGTCATGCCGCGAACAGCTCTTGCTGGTGTGGCTGCGGCATGCAGCGCTGGAGCCCGGCGCGTATGGCCGATTCCAGCAGTTCGGCGTCTTGTTCAAGCTCAGGGAAGGCTCCGGCGAACTCGCGGACCGCGCTTCGTAGTCCGGATGCCTCACGCTGCAGAGCTGGGATAACGATGCTGAACATGTTGCCGATCGTGCGCAGATCCAGGCTGCATTCCCGGCAAAGCCGGATGTAGTCGAGCATGTACTTCGGCATTTCACTTACTCCTGGTTGTCATCCCAAGCAGCCCTCGCGAGAAGGCTGCTCAGTGATGCTTTCCTCCGTGACCCGCTACTGGCGTCGGTCACCGGCTTGAATCAAATGTTCTTCCAGCCGCGGGCCTTTCGGCTTGTTCTCCCGCTGGATAACTGTTCTTGGCGCTTTACGCTGCACGCCCGGGTCAGTTGCCAACCCTCTGAACCGTTTAGGCCGGTTCATCGCTGCCTTTGAATCTGGGCCGGTGGTGATCCGGCAAGAGCTGTCGCTAAAGAGCGGCGCAGGTTTCTCTGCTGGCGATTCGCTGTGGCGTCTCGATGAGGCAAATATAGGTAATCCCATATTTATCGTCAATGGGTATTCCCATATATTTTATGGGCGGCGATAAAAAGCCCGCTCATTGGCGGGCTCTTTTATGAGTCGCAGTACTCGCGCCAGCCGATCCTGACGGCTCCGTCGTCCAGATGCTCAATCCGGACACCGGCGGTGTCGCCGATATCCTGGATGACCTGGTGCCACGCTTCAGGGCTTTCATCGTCGCGCCTGGATACTTCCACCAACTGAATCCTCTGGACTCGAGGAGAGGCGATCAAGCCTTGCAGGCGGCTGCCAACAAGCTCGTAGGAGTTTCGTGGTTTTGATGCGGAGTAGGGTGCCTGGTTCATGCGTCGCTCCTTGCGATACTGTATCCATACACAGTATTTGGACTGACATATCTTGGCAATAGGGCTACAGGAAGTTTCATGCATAAATGCATATATTGAAGGGGGGGGGTGTTTTTGACGGGCAACAAAAAGCCCGCTCAGTGGCGGGCTTTGCGGGTTAACGGAAGGCTAGCTTTTGGCGTCGCTATCCTTCTCTAAAATTGGGGGCGAGATGCTTTTCCTGAAGTCCTCGGCGACGGGCTTGGAGAGTCCTTTGTTGTCGCCAAAGGCGGTTTTCACAGCTTCGTCAGCAGAAAGAAACTTCTCAATTTTGCCTTTTGCTTCCTTGGATACATCAATCCTTTTCTGGAGTGTGGCTATGAGATCATCCGAAGCCGCGGCGAACCTTTTGTGCTTCCACTCCCTTTCTGAAGATGAGGCCTCGTGGAGTTCCTTGGTTGCCCGATCATATGTCTCCTGGGCGTTATTCTCCTCAACCGTAAGGCGGACCCTAGAGAAAGCAAGCCTTGTCATTGCCTTGCACTCGTCAATGAATGCGAGCGCTGTATCTCTGTCCGCGGCGCGGTGAGACCAATCCATTGAGGCTAATTTGCCAGCCTCCTTGTCCAGTGACTCCAAGGCGCCGGATGCGCGACTCGAGTACTCGGCAAGGGTTATGCCATCCTCATTCCGAGCAGAAATCTGCCTTTCGAATAAAACCGCTGATGCCTGAACCGCACTTAATGCCTGACTGCTCTCTTGGTGACTCTGGTATGCGCCCCATCCAAACCAACAGCCAGCCGCGACGAGGGCTGCGATAGCGCCCGTAATTATTGAAGCCTTCATCCCTAAGCTCTCCATATGAAAGCCCGCACTTTACCATCCGTGGCGTACAGCCACCATTGAGGCTCGGCTGTGCGTTAGCGAGTTCTTCCAGGTCTACAACTGCTCGCGGGCCCCGTCCTCGACTTGCTGGCTTTGTGGATCGCACAACGCTAAGTAGTAGGCAACGCACCAGCCGATCAATGTCCACCCTGTTAGCAGATTGATGATAAATATCCGGCGAGGGGGAATTGGCTGTACCAGTGCGACGCAGATTGAAGGGAATAGGTAAATGGCCGTGGCGCTAACGTAGAACACGATGCTAGCCATTATCGCGACGGAGTTGTCGCCGTTGCTGATGAAATAGCTGATTAGGCAAGTCGGGGCGAGCATTGCTAATCCAAATACCCTCATCGCAGCTTCTCCGTGAAAACTTGGCGATGGCCAATTGATACCACTCTGCGTTTTCTTTGGGTAGTGGCTGTTCATCTGTAAGCGTCCAGGCATCCCGTCTTGTGCAGCTAAGCCGGTTGCCATCGATGCGGCAACAACTCCCCAATCTCACTCGCCCGCTGCGTCGGCAGGCGAGTAAGAACGTCCTTCAGATAAGCATACGCATCATGCCCGTTGAGCTTGGCCGATTGGATCAAGCTCATCAACGCAGCCGCACGTTGACCGCTGCGTAGAGAACCGGCGAAGAGCCAATTTTTGCGCCCAAGCGCCCATGGCCTTACCTGATTTTCAATGTGGTTGTTGTCTATAGGCACCGTGCCGTCGTCCAGATAACGGCTCAACGCAGCCCAACGTTTTAGGCTGTAATCCAAGGCTTTGGTAATCCCCAAACCTTCATGCACAAGCTCGCGCTGGGCGATCATCCAGGCATGAAACGCGTCCATCAGGGGCGCTGCTTTTTCCTGACGTATTCGTCGCCGGACATCCGGTTCCAAATCGCGGACTTCGCGTTCAATTTCATATAGGGCCGCGATGTACCGCAACGCTTGCTCGGCAAGCACGCTTTTATTGGTGACGTGCAGGTCGTAGAACTTACGGCGTGCGTGGGTCATGCAGCCGATTTCAGTGACGCCAAGTGCAAAGCTGGCTTTGTAACCACTGTAATCATCACAGACCAATTTGCCTTTCCAGTCGCCGAGGAAGTTTCGGGCATACTCGCCCGAGCGGCCAGGGCTGAAGTCGTACACCACCGCGCTTATCTCGGCGAACACGGTCGTGGCGTAGCCCCAAACATAAGCACGGTGGGTTTTCTTCTCGCCCGGCGCGAGCATCTGCACCGGCGTTTCATCGACATGCACCACGTTGTGCTCAAGCACGACTTCGCGCAGGGCATCCACCAGTGGCTGCAATTGCACGCCGCAAGCACCGACCCAACTGGCCAGCGTTGAACGAGGAATCGCGAGACCGGCCCGGCCGAAGATTTGCTCCTGGCGGTACAGCGGTAAATGATCGGCGTATTTAGCGATCATCACCTGGGCCAACAGTCCGGCAGTCGGGATGCCTTTGTCGATCACCTGTGCCGGTACTGGTGCCTGAATCAAGGTTTCGCAGTCGTCGCAAACCCATTTGCCACGAATATGCCGTTCAACGCGAAACACGCCCGGCGTGTAGTCGAGCTTTTCGCTGACGTCTTCGCCGATGCGCTTGAGGGCGCAGCCGCATTGGCATTGAGTATCTTCGGGATCGTGATTAATCAGTGTGCGAGGAAACTCGGCAGGCAACGCAGTGCGTTTGGGTTGCTGGCGGACTGCTACTTGCGCCGGCTTTGGTGCCAGGATTTCAAGCTCTGCTTCGATGGCGGCCAGGTCGGTCTCAATCAGGTCGTCGAGCAAGCTGGCCTGATCAGGGCTGAACGACTCGGAGCGTTTGGCGAAGCGGTGGCGTTTGAGCTGGGCTATTTCGTGAATGAGTTGCTGGTTGCGGGTCTTCTGATGAAGCACCTCTTTGTCGAGGCTCGCCAGCTGCGTATCTAGATGCTCAACGCGTTTGAGCAACTGCGCAGCGAGGCTGCGCAGTTGTTCGGTGTCGAGCTGATCGAGAGGAGGAGTAGGAATCATGGCGATGACTCTGCCCGATCTGCTGATCGATGTATGTCATCCATGTCTCTTAATGGTTACGGATGGCTCCGTCAGACCCAAGCCGTTGCCAGGGAAGACCGACCACCAGTGCCTGAAGCTGCTCAGTATTTAGCTCCATTTGGTCACCATGTCGATTGCTCGGCCAGGAAAACTTCCCCTGATGCAGACGGCGTGCCGCCAACCAAACGCCCAGGCCGTCGTGAACCAGCACCTTCATACGGTTGCCCCGGCGATTGGCAAAGAGATAAGCGCAGTGCGGCTGCGCCGCACCGAAGACCGCCACGACCCGGGCGAGCGCTTTCTCGGTGCCGGAGCGCATATCCATCGGTTCGGTGGCCAGCCAAATTGCGTCGATGCGGATCACGAAGCAAGTCCACGGACAAATCGGACGCATCCCTCGGGATCGGAAGCTGGCCATCTTACCGTGAAGATTTGCTCGCCAAATGGCAGCTCGATGATCACAGATGACTCGGCCTGCCTTTTCGGGGCGACCTTTACCGGAACGAACGCCGGCAGGGTTGCGGGTGGTTGATCTCGGTAAAGTGGCAGCCACTTACGGATTACGTTGGCATTGATGCCGTGGCTGATGGCAACGCTGGAGATGGAGGCGCCGGGTTGCAGGCATTCCTGAACAACCTGGGCTTTGAACGACTTGGGGTAAGAGCTTCGTTGGCGCATTTAAGGGCTATCGCGTCCGCTTAAAAATAGGCGGACACCATCGCCCTTAATTTGGGAGGCCGGTAGGTGTGTTCACCGTGCGCTTACGTTCATCTGATCTAGTGTGGCGCTGGGGGGCATCCAGCGCCGACTTCAGAACGTAGTCGCAATTGCCAGGGCGAGTTGCTGGTCCGTCATCAGGGGAGGGCTGTATGTCGTGCGGTAATAGCGCACTGCTTGCTCAAACTGAGCACCGCGAATCTCGCCCTCTGAGCCAATGAATGCGAGGGCATCGTCTTTCGCCTTTATCATCATTGAGGGGCCGTAGACTGTGAATGCTGTGGTTCCGCCGAGGATCATGGTTGGGACCATGGTGGTGACGGTCAGTGTTCTCTCGACGGGGTTTTTGACTTCAAACGCCATAGTGTCAGTGCTGCTCAACACCATGAGGGCGATCGCCATGATCTTCCATGAGTACATTTTTAATGCTTCCATTGGGGTTGTAGCTCTAGGTCTACATCAGAGCGAGGTTGCTATCGCCTGCGCCAGCTGCATGTCGGACATATGAGGCGATGTGTAGGCCGAACGATAATACCGGGACGCCTGCTCAAACTCAGCACCACGGATCTCGCCGTCCGAACCAATGAACGCCAGGGCGTCGGTCTTGGCTGACTTGAAAATCTCAGGCGGCTCGGTCGTTAGAGACGTGGTAGCCCCAATTAAAAGGGTCGGCGCGCAAATTGTGAGAAATATCGCGGCGGCAATAGGGTTGGCCCCATCACCTGATACAGCCTGAGTACTGACTGACAACATTAGTGCGGCCGCCATGGTCTTCCATGAGTCCATTCTTCGTTGCTTCCATTGCGTCCAGAGAGCGCCACAATAGCAGAGGACAACGCTTGCCAGAAACAAGAAGCCCGGCGCTGGGCCGGGCTTCTCTATGTCATTGATCACTTTCGTCTAACTCAAGCGTAAGTGTGTCCCCGTACCGGGGATGAATGCTATTTAGCTTTTCAATGAAGTCGGGGTAATCCTTGCTCAGCTTCATTATGGTAACGGACGATGCTAGGTGCTCTCTAAGCTTTGGATGACCTGTATCTGGCGTCAGTCGCTGGAAGAGTTTTCCCTTCTTTTCGGCCTTAGCATTTTGGCTCTTTAGCTCGGCAAGGAGGCTTGGGGCCAAGCGTTTGTAGACAATGTCGTTAGTCAGAGTGCCGAAATATTGCGGACGATATTTCGCGTTTTCAGGAGGGTATTGAAGCCCGCGTAGGCGGAACAGTTGCTCGTAATAATCTGCCGGGAATGTACGAACGTATGGCTGAAGCTCCTTGGCAACAAAGGCCTCAAGTATTTTCGCAAGCGCGTCTTTAGCTCTGTCTTTTTGATAACCGGTAGCTTCATCGACAAGAGCAATGATGCCTACGCGCGCAAAACCTCGAACCAGAATTTCGGCTTGTACTGCGATGTGCTCTTGTTGCTTTTGGAGTCGGCCGCCTTTTCTTGCAGCAAGAATAGTGTCGCAAAGATCTGCGATTAGAGTGGCTGGGTACCCTGAGGCAACACCGCCTCCTCCGCTGTGAGTAAATTTAATCGGGTTCTCGATCAGCGCCATTAACTCTTTGTTTACATAGGGCGAAATCAATTTTCCCTGCACAAACCCGGTCAGTCGGTCAGCACCACTTGCGCGAGAACCAAACTTCATTCCAAGCCCTAAGACAATACCGCGCTGAGATATTACGCGGGTGCCATCCTCAAGCACATAACAAGGAATTTCGATGTCCCCAATACGAAGGGGGTGATCGCTTGACCCGTGGGTGGCCTTAGGTAATCGACTTGCTTCTGACTTTGCTTTAGCTGCCTTCTTCGCGATTTCACTTCTGCGTTCAGGTGTGAGCGATTTTGCTCTGGCCTCACCACCTTTTGCTTTACCAACAGCCGGTTTTTTCTTAACGTCGTCGGTCATATTTGCATGCTCAATTTGAATATAGCTTGCAATATATGCGTATTTTCATGCTTTGCAAGCACGGTGCATGCAAATAATTTGTTTTTTTCGCGAAACCATTTAGCTTCGCACAATACTTCCCGCCCTCACTTCATCCGCGTGCACCATAGAAGTGATTCAGCGCTATCAGCTCAACCACAGCCACGACGGTGCAGAGCACAACGAAGCCAGGGCTGAAGACTCGCTTGTGACCTGATGAGCCCCAACAACTAGGACCCGCGTCGGAAATGAAAGGAAGCACCATGAGCAACGCCAACCAAGCCCAGACCCAAAACTTGCTCCAGAAGCTCTGCTCTCGCCATGCAGTCATTCGCGCTGTTCCGCAGCCCGACTTATCCGGCCGTCCTTCACCTCGTCTGCATACGCCACTAATTGATCAGCCTCTTCGTAGAGCGTACCCACAAGCCCCATCAGGGCTATGGCGTCGGCATCGCTGAGTCGGCTGGCCAACCTACCCAAGTCGATACACGACTGCTCAAGGTTTGAGGCTATCGCCTTTAGGTCACGACGGAGCTGCTGATTGGGTTTGGTGAGGGGCATGACAAATCCTGAGGCGTCTAGCGCCCGAGCAACTGTGATCGCGAAGGGCAGTTTATCTTGAACCTTCGAATGGAAAGGGCTTCGTTCCTGGCGTCTTTCTCATGCTGATATTTCATTGAGAATGTGCCGTCTTGATAGCTCTTAGCCATGGCGCTGTTGTTTCTATCGATCTCGCCGTAAATGTGAACGCACTCAACGGATTTTGCCTCGTCAGTAGCTGGTAGCGGTGCGTTTTCGACATCAAGCACATATTGAGACTTTTGATAGGCGCATCCAGCCAATATGGAAAGCGAAAGAAGTGCGATTATTTTTTTCATGAAACCTCCGTGTCATTTTCTGTGAATCTGTTGCTCTATATCTTTCGAGCATTCCGTACGAGCAGAGCGCGCTCCTGAACATGAGTCTCGTTACGCATCACGCAAAATCCTTCCCGCCTTCACCTCGTCCGCATAACCCGCCAGCTTGTCCTCGAACCCCTGGAAACACCGTGCACATCTTCAGCACAGCCTGGGCGTCTGCCTCGTTCCCGGCAAGGCTCAGTCGCTCCGCAATCCTCATCAGCTCTACGGCTGACCACTTAAGGTCGGAGGCGACGCCTTGCAAGTCGCGCTTAAGGCCTTGGTTTGGCTTGGTGAGGGGCACGGGACTCTCTCCGAATCGATAGGCGTTGGCGCAGGCTCAATATAAAGATGAAACGAAGGCCTCGATGGGCTCAGGCAGCAGATCCTGCGGGTGATCACCGCCAAATGTTGCAATACCGCTTTCACCTGACGCGATTCCGGAGCTAATTACAGCGCCTGAAGAAACCTGAATTACGCTTATTTTGACCTCTACCTGGTCAGGAATCATCGACCATTCAGTTGCGCGATCTTCCCAATGCAGGATGGTCGGAAGAACCAGGATGTCTTGCCCGCTGCGCTTCGCCTTTTCTAAGGCGAGATCATAGCTCGAGGCTTCTGAATCCACCGATACCGCTGCCGATCGCCGCGCAAACGCCGAGTAGAGGATTTGCGCTGTATTACGACCGGAGCCTTTGTACACGTGGTCGCCGTATTCACCATCTACCGGAGTAGCGATGTAAATCTTGTCCGTTCGATTGAGCTGCTGAATAGTGCCAGACTGATTTGGTAGCCATTGATGGGAGTCGGCGCAGCCAGCAAGTGCTGCGACCAAGATCAGAACTGCGGGCATTCGCATCTCGATTTCCTTTTCAGATGTCCTGCAAAATTGAATCAAATCTCTTGATCAGTAAAACTTCTGCAGCGCCTGCACAACCACGCCCACGATCCGGCAGTGCTCGTCGACGGCCTCGATCGGGTAGCTGGGATTCAGTGGTTTCAGGAACAGTCGGCCGCCGTCGCTGACCAGCTTCTTGAATGTGGCTTCGTTGCTGTCCGGCAGCTTGGCCACGACCAGCTTACCTGGTGCGACCTCGGCTTCTGTGTCCACAAGGATCAGCGTGCCCTCGGTGATGCTCTGGCCGGCGGGCGCTGTCATCGAGTCACCTTTAACTGTCAGCCAGAACGCCGGGCCTTTGGAGTCGTACTCCGAAAACTCGTAGGTGTCCGAGATTCCGGCTGGGTAAGGCTCCACTGCTTCCGCCCAGGCGCCGGCGGCAACCCAGCTCACTACCGGGTAGCGGAATGATTTGGTGGGCTGGACGGCAGGGGAGATGTTCGATTCACCAGCGCCGGAGGTCGACCCAGGCGCCAGCATTGGCCCGATCTCGTCAGAGAGCCATTTGGCGCTCACCCCGCATGCGTCGGCGATCTTCACGACGTGCGCAGTGGCTTTCGATTTTCCACGCTCAAGGTCAGAAATCGACGTCTGCGTGATACCAGCTTTAGCGGCCAATTCGCCCTGGTTGAGCTTGGCGTGCCGGCGCGCTGCTTTTAAACGATCTTTGAATTCCATCCGGCGAGTATTACGGGTGCTCCCATATCCTTGCAAATCGGTATTCCCATAATCTACTATATGGGTATTCCCGTATGGAGGGGCAGCATGAACACTATTTATAAGGACCTCGTTGCGTTCTTCGGCACTCAGGAGGTTACGGCTGAAAAGCTCAAGGTTGATCAAAGCACCGTTTCCGGTTGGGTTCGCGAGAAGCACGGCATGTCTCCAGTGGTTGCCAAGCGAGCGGAGGCGTTGACCGGAGGCACTTTCAAAAAAGAATCCCTTTGTCCGTCGTTCCCATGGGCCGAGATGGCCGCCTAAGCGACATCCCTGTCCGCCGTTCCATTGAAGCCAGATTAGAAGAGAGCAGTCCCCATGCAAACGTCCAGTTCCAGACACACCGTACAAACCCGTGATCAGGTGCTGGTCGCCCACGCTGCAAACCAGATCGCGCGCACCAGTCTGAGCCAAGACGACTTTGCCCAGGCGCTGAGCCGCGAACTACATCTGTCGTGCCCGGAAAAGGCTATCACCAAAGAGGTGCCGGACTTCGCCGCGCTTACCTTACAGAACGGCGTTTCCGAGTTTGTGAAGGCAACGGGCCGCTGGCTCAAGCGTGTTCAGCGCTGGCTGTCTGGGGATCAAGAAATGCCGTCCTGGCTGGAAGAGTCGTGGGTCAACGCCCTTGAGCCTAAATACCGCGATCACTGCCTGAACGAACTGGCGAGCCGCCATGGCTTGACCGGCGCCCGCCAGATGACCAGCGACCAATGTGCGAACAAAAGCTTCGGTGCGCTGATCCGCGCTCTGGGCGATGTGATCGACACCGGCAGCGAAGTGTTTGACGACCAGGTGATGTGCGAGCAGGACCTGCCGCACCTGCCTGCGTTTGCCAAGCAGTGCCGTCAGGTTGAAGCGAAGGCGGGGGAATTGGGGCGTCGGGCAGAACAGTTGCTCGCTTCGGCCCAGCGAAATTTGAAATCCGTTTCCTGATTTTTCCGCGCATGCGCGGATCGGTGCCCTTCAGCTTCGCACTATCAATTGAGCGGACCCGAAACACAGGCACAAAAAAGCCGACGGTCGAGGTCGGCTAATTCGATAACACTTTGTGAGGCCGATTATATGCAAACCCAGCCACATATCAATAGCTCTTCCAATCCCGCGCCACGATTTCCGCAATCCGGAAACGTGGCGCGGATTAAACCAGTGACTCCTTTCGATTTCCACGGCTTCCCTGTCCGTGTAATTGACGACGGTCACGGTGAGCCCTGGTTCATTGCCAAAGACATCGCCGAAGCCTTGGGCTACTCCAATACGTCAAAGGCGATCAACGCCCACTGCAAGGCGATCAATACCTGCCATACCGAAATGGGAGGGCAGGTCCGCGCCGTGCAGATCATTCCCGAGCGCGACCTCTACCGACTCGTGATGAAGTCCAAACTGCCGGCCGCCGAGCAGTTCGAGGAATGGGTAGTGGGTCAGGTGCTACCTACCATTCGAAAGACCGGCTCCTACACTGCGCAAGAAACGAACAACGCCAAGGTCATTGGCGAGCTCGCCATTCTGGAGTGCTTCGACCGCCTACTAAAGCCGGCACCCTCCAGCAAGATGATGATGCTGGCCAAGATCGCCGCCAACAACGGCCTGGATGCCAAATTCCTACCAGGCTACGCCGTTGACGCCGCCCCTGATGCCTCTGGTGGCTCCTCGATGCCGACCAAGGCCATCACCGCCCTAATCAAAGAATGCTCCATCGCCAGCACGGCCCGTGCCTTCAACCTTGCACTGGAAACACACGGCTTCCTTAAGGCTCTCCAGCGCAAAAACTCCAAACAGGAAACCGTCGAGTTCTGGTCCGTGACTGAGAAGGGCATGGCCTACGGCAAGAACCTCACCAGCCCTCAATGCCCCCGCGAGACGCAGCCTCACTGGTACGTGGATCGCTTCCTTGAATTGGCCGCTAAGGTCGGGAAGGCCTGACATGCAATACACCGTCACGATTAACCAGGTGAAGGCTTTGGAGTGGGGGCTGAATTCTCAGCAAGCCCTTCTGTTCGCCTTCGTCTACGGCTGCCCGAGTTGGACCAAGCCAATCAAGACCGACGATGGGATCTTCTTTGCGCTGAGCAAGGCCAAGATCATCGAGGAGCTGCCGCTACTCACTGACAAGCCGGACACCGCTTACCGCATGCTGAAGGCTCTGGAAGAGGCCGGTTTGATTGAGCTTTCCAGCACTTCGAACATCACGCTTTTCCGCCTCACTGAGAAGGCCGTCGAGTGGAACCAGAAGTTGGACGGGTCGGAAAAATATCCGACCCCACCAAATAATAAAGGTCGGAAAAAAATCCGATC